AATCTAGTTTAAAAGATATTTATAGATTTAAAGACTACGTACAGGAAACTGCTTATCCAATGTGGTGCGATGCTACAGGGGAAACTAATGATGACAATCCGTTTATATTTTCTGCATGGAAAAACACTAAGAATCAAACATTGTTTATTGATGAAGATAAAGAAATGGAATATGTATTACATCAGGCAGTACTCGTTCCAGTTATAGCTTCGTTTAGAACAATAATTGCAATGGAAGGAAAATTTAATTATCACCTTGCTAAAAAAGTTTGGGATAATATTGGATTTAAATTAATGCAGAAAGCTGTAAGAATAGCTAGACAATATGACCAATTGAGACCAGTAGGTTATTTCCAACCAATGTGGGAAGAGATGTTTGAAGCAACTCGTTTAGAATTAAAAAGTCTAAAACAGAATAAGTTAGCTTCATAATAAAGTTATAGTGTAACTATATTCGTCTACGGCTAACGCTGTAGTGAGAATACTTTTCAGAAGAGAATAAGGCCATCCTGTGAGGTGGCTTTCTCTTTTTTAAATACCAAACTCGTATGGTATTGTTAAAGAACAATGATTCAAGATTTCATATACTCAGGCAAAAGATTCAAGATAAAAGTTCTAAATAAAAAAGAGTTTTTAGTTTCTCTTGTCAAAGAGAACAACTTCCTTGAAAACTATATAGTTCCTATTGATGGTGAGATAGTAGATTACATAGATAAATATATAGAAATTTTTTATTCAGGTCGAGCTGCAAATACCACTAGGAAAGTTCGAAACAGCTAATATTAAGTTTGTCGGTATCCACACTGACCTCCTCCCATCATCGGCTGTCCATAGGATAGCCGTATTCTAAATAGCTGATATACTAACCACATGCCAAGATACGATTACAAATGTTTAGCTACTCACTGTAATTTAATTACAGAGATTACACATAGGATTGATATCAACCCTGAAATCAATTGTCCTAAGTGTCAATCAGTTATGCTCAGACAAATTTCTAAGAACGTAATGTTTGAAACTCCAGTTGATGTAGAATGGGAAAAAGACCCAAGTGATTTATCTGCTTCGTCTTATAAGAAATATAGCGAGGCAAAAAAGAAAAAGTTTAGATGGTAGGAGGATAATGGCTGGCAATGGCGACTTTGATATGCGAGATGATGAGACTTACTCAGAATATAAGTCTAGAAAACTAAGAGAAAAAGGTCCTGGTTTTAATACTGCTATGGGTCAAAAAAAGTTTAATCCTGATGACCCAAAGAAAAGTGAAGCAGCTCAAAGAGCTAGGCGTAATCGAAACAAGGGTAGAAGAAAACAAAATCTTGCTAGAAAAAAATTAAAAATACCTAATACAAAATTCAGGTCGATGATGGGACATGAAGAAAGTTGGTTGGGTCAAGTACGTGTGGAAGTTAAAGCAGGACAGCAAGTTCAGTCGTTATGGACAAAGTTCAAAGCTGCAAAACAACAATCCGATGAAAACAATTCAGCGATAGGTAATAATAAACCTTTTATCTTTGTTGCTATGCCTGATGGAACTACTGATGGAATGGTAGTTATGGAATTAGACAAGTTAGAAGAAACTGTTTTTGCTTTATTAGAAACTTGGGATGACTACGAAGGAGAATGAAATATTCAGCAAAGCTTCCCTTGTTGCACCCAGCTCAAGAAAAAGTTGCACATTCAGAATCAAGGTGGAAAGTCCTTTGTGCAGGCAGAAGGTTTGGTAAGACTAGACTTGGTGTACAGCTCTGTATCCAAGCAGCATTAGAAGGCAAGAGAGCGTGGTGGGTTGCACCTACCTTTTCAATTGCTCGTGTTGGTTGGAGAGCTATTGAAGCAGCAGCTATGTCATTCCCTCAAGAAATTAGACCTAAGGTATCTTTAGCAAACATGGAAGTTCAATTTGAAAATGGTGGTTATATCGCAGCTAAGTCTGCAGACAACCCACAAAGACTTCGTGGTGAGGGTCTTGACTTTCTTGTTATGGATGAGGCCGCTTTCGTAAAGCCAGAAGTATGGAGAGAAGTTTTAAGACCTACTCTTACTGAAAGAAAAGGTGGGGCTTTATTTATCAGCACTCCTATGGGAATGAATAATTGGTTTTATGATTTGTGGAAGATGGCTGAAGATGATGACAATTGGGAAACATTTAGATTTGCCACAACTGACAATCCTGCAATTGACCCTGATGAAGTAGAAGTTGCCAGAAAAGAAGTTGGTTCGATTATTTACACACAGGAATATTTAGCCGAGTTTGTAGAAGATGGTCAGTCATTATTTAAACCTCATTGGCTTTCATACTATGAAAAAACAGAAGGTGGTTTATGGACTGGTGGCGGAGGTACTTGGGACCCACTAGAGTTAACACATTTTGGTGCAGCAGATATTGCAGTAACAACAGCTACAAGTTCTGACTTCACAGCTATTGTTGACTTCGCACAACACCCAGACGGAACTTTATTTGTCAATGATGTAAAACAAGTTAAGGTTGAGGGACCTGATGTCTTCCCACAGATACGAGAGATGTACAATAGATATAATTGGACTCATGTGTGTATTGAGAATGTAGGACTTTCAAAAACTGTTTCTCAGATGCTTTCAAGGGAAGGTTATCGTGTTCAAGAAATGAAGGCAGATAAGGATAAAATAACAAAGGCTTTGCCATTATCGGCTAAGATGGAGAGCGGAAATGTACTAATGAAAGCGGAAGCACCATGGCTACCGAGCCTAGAGCGTGAGCTCCTTGCATTTCCACTAGGTTCGCATGATGACATGGTTGATGCTTTAGCGCTTGGAGCTCAGCAAATGCACAAGAAACGTGTATGGGAAGCATATTAATTAATGGCAGAAAGAAATAGATTTCAAAAAGCTTTTGACGCTCTCGCAGGTAGGGATGTTGGAAAGAAGGCACAAGCAAGTTACAACCAAAGTTATGGTGGTGACTTATCTGTGCAGGGTTACAATACAAGTGCAGGATTCTGGGAGTCCGATAAACTAAGAGAGATAGGTGATGGTTCAGCAAACTCAGCTGTTATTGCTTGCTTGAATGTTTTATCAACTGCTTTCTCAGAACCTATACTTCAAATAACTAAGACAGATTCTTTTGGTAATAGAGATATCCTAGACAATCATCCAGTAGCATCCTTATACAAAAGACCTAATCCTTTCATGTCTGCTGGTCTCTTATCTCACTATATAGTTTTAGCAATCAACACAATTGGTGATGCTTTTCTTTACAAGAATAGAAATGCAAGTGGGAAAGTTATACAGCTAGTTCCAATAATGCCTAGCCTTGTGGAAGTTAGAGGTAACTCTGAACAATTGATTACACACTATGAGTATTATCAACACGGTAAAGGTGGAGAGAATTTAAAGATACCTGTCGAAGATATAGTACACATAAGGCAAGGTATCGACCCTAATGACCATAGGAGAGGTCACGCTCCTCTTAAAGGGGTACTTCGAGAGATTCTGGGGGACGAGGCCGCAGGACAGTGGTCTGCCGCTTTACTTCACAATATGGCTGTACCTGGTGTTGTTCTATCTCCACGAAATGATTCTTTAGGTGGTCCAACAAGAGAAGAAGCAGAAGCAATATCTGAATCATATAAACAAAAGTTTGGTGGACAGAATAGAGGAGCCCCAATGGTTCTCTCTGGTTCAATGAATGTAGATATCGTTTCTTTCTCACCTGACCAAATGAAGCTACAAGAATTGAGGAGACTTCCAGAAGAAAGAATATCAGCAGTTCTAGGTGTACCAGCTATACTCGCTGGACTAGGAGCTGGATTAGATTCAGCTACTTACAACAATACTAGAGAGTTAAGAGAATTTTTTACAGAACAAAAGTTAATTCCTTTATGGAAAATGGTTGCTTCTGAGTTAACCCATCAATTATTAGAACCAGACTTTAAAGACGATAGTCTTATTTGTGAATTCGACTATGTAAAAGTTAGAGCACTAGCTGAAGATATGGATGAATTGTACAAAAGAGTTAATACTGGAGTACAAGGTGGTTGGATAACCATTGGTGAAGCTAGGAAAGTTGTTGGTTTAGAAGCAGATGAAAGACATTCTATCTATTTAAGACCTCTCAATACTGTACAAATTACAGAAGATGGACAACCTTTACTAGAAAGAGATAGGTTTTCACCTGAAGATGAAGGTAAATCTTTACTAGGAACTGTTGCTGGAGTACCAGAAAGCAATAGGCAAGACATTATAGAATCTCCACAAAGGCTATCCGAAGACAAATACATTGCAGAAATGCCTAATGGTGCATTCTGTGTGTTAAGCCATAAAGATAATGAAGTTATTAAATGTTTTAAAACAAAACCTGAAGCAGAAAAGTTCCTTGCAAGTATGAAGAAAGCTTTGAAAGAAATGGAAGATATAAAAGTTTCTACTGAAGAAGCAGATGCTTTACAAGAAGTTGATTCTGATTCTTGGAGAAGTGAAAAAAAAGAAAAACCCAAGAAAGATAGAACAAA